TCACTATAACTTCTTCATTATTTGCAAATACAGTTGATTGACTTGGAATTAAGTCGCCTCCTGCTGCATCGTTATCGCGACATATGCCTGGCATTAAACTGTTACAATTCCTGTTGTTGCTTTGGTATACATGTCTGCTGCATCTTTTGCAGTTCTAACTGTAACCATAACACTATTTATTTGCACTTTATAACTAGACGTTGGATCAGTAGTAAACATAAAGGGTGCAAGTCCAACTCCGCCGCCATCGCCAGATACTAACATCATTGGTTTTTTAATCGTCATAGATGACGTTCCTTTTTTCTCCAGTCGAGCAATTACTTCTTCGCCGCTTGTTAATTTAATACTAATCACATCGCCTACTTCATAAGGCTTTTCAATAATCATAAGGTAAATCCTGTTCCGTTAAAATTTGTTGTTTCAATATAGGTAAGAAGTTGCTCATACCCACCAATATTATTTCCATTGATAAACACTTGTGGAAATGTTCGAGCTGTTGGAGCAACTTCCATTAAATCTTCTCTTGTAAAGTCTTCATCGAGCATTTTTGCTTCAAACTCAATATTCATTTTTTCGAGCAAAGCCTTTGCTTTTACGCAATGAGGACAATGCTGTTTGCTATAAACTGTTACGCTTGTCATAAACTAAATCCTTTAAAAGTATCTTCTGATACGTCTTGTTTTACGCCGCCTTGTACATAAGAACTAATTTCTGTTTCTTGCGGTGCCACTTGTACATCTGATCCACTAATCCATTTTTGTGTCCATGGTAGTGGGTTTGCTTGTGTTGTTGTATATGGACATTTAAGACCTAAGGATGTCATACGCTTACAACAGATCCATTCAATATACCTATGTAATAGCTCTGTATTTAAACCAATCATAGAACCATCTTTAAACAAATATTGTGCCCATTCTTTTTCTTGCTCTACAGCTTCAACAAACATATCAGTAATATCTTGTTCACAGTCTTTTGCAATTTGTGCAAACATTGGATCTTCCTTAGGTAGAACTTTTGTTAATGTATACTGTGTTGATGCAAGATGCACATTTTCATCACGTGCAATAAATTTGATAATTTTTGCGTTACCTTCCATCTTTTTAAGTTCAGCAAAAGCCCAACTACATGCAAAGCTAACATAAAATCGAATACCTTCTAATACATTAACGCTATTTAGACACATCCAGATTTTACGCTTATGATCATATTCATTTAGTTCTACTTTCTTTCCATTAACTGTGTGCTTACCATAACCAAGTAATTCAACATATTGACTATATTCAATTAAATCGTCATAATATTTGCTGATAGAATCTGCACAATCTGTAATTTCCTTACTGTCCATTAGCGTATCAAAAACTTTGCTAGGATCATTATACACGTTACGGATAATATGTGTGTAACTGCGTGAGTGAATTGTTTCACTAAATGCCCATGTTTCGATCCAAGTTTCTAGTTCTGGCAATGTTGTAATAGGAAGTAATGCTAAGTTAGGACTACGGCCTTGAACACTATCAAGTAAAATTTGTCTTTTTAGATTGCTTGTAAAGATATGCTGTTCATGTTCTGTAAGATTTTTAAAATCTTTACTATCTTTACTAACATCTACTTCTTGAGGAAGCCAAAAGAAACCCAATTGTTTCTCTGTAAGTTTATCATATTGTTTATATTTCAATACATCATATCGTTGCATGCCTAGTCCCTCGTCTAGAAATGCATTTGCTTGTGTATGATGTTTTTCTTGTTTTATGTTTAATACTGACATGTTGTTTTTCCTATATTACGCATGCATCACAGCCGTCGTCATCAATTTGACCCTGTGCTAATTCGTCTTGGTTTTGCTCGTCAAAGGTAATCTCACCTTGACCATCATTGGTATTAAAATAATAAAGTTGCTTGCCGCCATACTTGTAGAACAGCAACAAATGCTGCAACATAGTACTCATTGGAATCTTTTCATCTTCATAAAATGCAGGGTTGTAGCTAGTGTTTACACTAATACCCTGATCTATATATTTTTGTAGTACGGCTACAATCTTTAAATATCCTTCAGGACTTCTCTGATCCCAAAGCAAATCATACTTATTTTTATACTTGTGATAACCAGGAACAACTTGTTTCAGGACACCATGTTTACTTTGCTTTACACTTACAAATGCACGTGGAGGTTCAATACCATTTGTACTGTTACTAATCTGTGCTGAAGTTTCTGCAGGCATTAATGCCATTAATGTACTGTTTCTAATTCCGGTTTCTTTTAATTGTTTTCGTAGACCTTCCCAATCCATACGTTCAGTATGAGGAACGAGTTCGTCTACATCTTGTTTATATGTTTGATTTGGTGTAATACCATCTCCATATTTTGTTTCGCTTACACCTGATATAGCACCTTTTTCAACTGCAAGATTTGCACTTGCTTTGATTAAGTAATATGACCAAGCCTCTGCCCATTCATCTACCAATGCTAATCCGTCTTGATCGATATACTGATAAGTAATATCGTTTTTTGCTAACCAATAGGCAAAGTTTACAATACCAACACCTAATGGTCTACGTTTCATTGTGCTAAGTTCTGCCGCTATGATTGGATAGTTTTGGTAGTCTAATAATTGATCCAATGCACGTACTGCAAGGTCGCAAACTCTTTCAAAATCGCTAGGATGTCTAATATTACCCCAATTGATAGCTGCTAATGTGCATAAGCTAATTTCGCCCTCTTCATCAAATACATGACTTAAAGGTTTTGTAGGAAGATCTATTTCTTGACATAAATTACTTTGGTGTATAGGAGCAATATCTTCTTTAAAGCTACTATGCGTATTTGCATGATCTACATTTTGTAAATAAATTCTGCCTGTGTTTTTACGCTCTTCCATAAACAAGCCAAATAGTTCACTTGCTTTTATCGTTTTTTTACGAATCTTTGTATTACGTTCTGCTGTTTCGTAAAGTTCTTTAAATTTATCTTGATCGTTAAAAAATGCCTCATATAATCCTGGAACGTCATGAGGAGACATTAATGTAATATCCCCACCTGTAAGTAGGCGCTCGTACATTAGTTTATTAAACTGTACGCTATAATCCATATGTCTTACACGGTTATCTTCTGTGCCTTTATTGTTTTTAAGCACCATCATATCTTCTACTTCGTAGTGCCAAACAGGAAAATGTAATGTAGCGGCGCCACCACGTACACCGCCTTGGCTACATGATTTAACTGCACTTTGGAACATTTTATAGAAAGGAATAACACCAGTATGTGCAGTATCTCCATTACGCACAGGGCTACCAATAGCACGAATGCTACCTGCACCAATACCAATGCCTGCTTTTTGGCTTACATACTTTACAATAGATGAGCTACTAGCGTTAATACTATCAAGGCTATCATCAGTTTCAATAAGTACACAAGAGCTGAATTGCCTCTGCGGTGTACGTAATCCCGCCATAATAGGAGTAGGCAAACTAATATCAAAATTACTACTAGCATCATAGAAATCCTTTACATATTTCATTCTTGTTTCTTTTGGATAGTCTTGGAACAATGTTGCTGAAATCATCATATAAGCAATTTGTGGAGTTTCGTAAATATCACCAGTTACACGATTTTGTACTAGATACTTTCCACGAAATTGTTCCATACCAACATATGAAATATTTTCGTCTCTATCATGTTTGATATAACTATCTAATTGTTCAATTTCATCATCAGTATAAACAGAAAAAAAGCACTCGTCATAATATCCAAGATCCACATTGTTACGTGCTACTTGTGCAAGTGGAAGAGGGTCAAACTGACCATATACATTTTTACGCAAGTGGTAATTAACAAGACGACCTGCTACCCATTGATAGTTAGGAGTATCTTCGCTAATCAGATCTGCAGCAGCTTTAATAAGAGTTTCTTGTACATTTGTTGTTTCTATACCATTATAAAACTGCAAATGACTACGAATCTCTACTTCACTAGCACTTACACCAGTTATTCCTTCGCATGCATAAAATACAACATTGTGCATTTTTTCTAGATCTAATTCTTCTTTACTTCCGTCCCTTTTAACTACATTTATTTTTTTGTTCATTTCATCTCTCAAATTATATCTTTTATTCTTACTTCATTTTTTATAGTTACACTAGATAGAACGTCAATACTACTGACACCACTATAACTATAGCGCAAAACATGTTCATTGTCAATAACAACAATTAACTTTTCAAATGTTTTCTTGTCATCTATAACAACAAGAATATTAGTATTTTCTATTCCTGACAAATACAAAGTATATGCCAATCCTAGCGTAATTGAGTCTTCATCAAAGTCTCCAGACCATACAAGATCCCAAGGCTTTAACCAAGAGCTACTATTGTGTATATCTAAAAATCTTGATGCAATGGGGGCAGATACCCACATATCCAGACAAGCCTTTATGACTGTTTTTGTATCACAGTCAGACAATTCTTTCCTAAAATTTCTCCATTTTTTAAGGCGCTGTTGAGGTGGCAAAAGCCAAATATCGTGCATTTTTACCTACAGAGACGTTAGGGTTTCAAAAGATTTTTCAATATAGTTGAAAAGTATGGTTCCTACATATGTAGTATCATACATTAGTGTAAATTCTTTATTAAGCGGATCAATACTAAAGTCTACATCTAGTACTGCTCCATTCATGTCATAACTGTCTTTAATAGTAAATGTGTTGTTATCTTGTATAAAAATATTCAGTGTGCCACTTCTAAATTCAGCTGTGGCTGGAATATTTAAGCTATACTCTAATGAAATTTTATTTTTCACATCA